GGAACCCGTGGAAGCAACACCCGCACAGGCAGAGGTCGTCGAGGCCGCAGCCATTCCGACCCCCGCACTTCCGGCGCAGCCGAAGCGCAAGTTTGCCATGCCGTCCGCAGGTGAGTACCTCGCCGCGTACCACATCGGTGGCGACACGTTCCGCAAGGTCAACGAGGCGTTCGTCGAAGCCGCCCGCGGACAGCAGACCGCACTGCAGGCCGCCGCAGGCGACGTTCTCACCACCGACACCCCCGGTCTTCTCCCGGTGCCGGTCCTCGGCCCCGTGTTCGACGACCTCAACTACGTCCGTCCCGTCGTCGCCGCAGTCGGTGCCCGCGCCATGCCCGACGGTGGCAACCAGAAGACGTTCATTCGTCCGACGTGGACCACGCACACCAGCGTCGCCGCCCAGACCCCGGAACTGAACCCCGTGTCGGCCACCACGCCGGTGATTGCCTCCAACGTCGTCAGCAAGACCACCCTTGCGGGTCAGGTCACCCTGTCGGTGCAGGACGTCGACTTCACTTCGCCGGGCGCGATGGAAATCATCCTTCGTGATCTCGCCTCGCAGTACCTCATCGCCAGCGACAACCTCGCCGCTGACCAGATTGTGGCACAGGGCGCCGCATCAGGTGTGACGTGGACGGTCAACCAGACCGACCCCACCGACCTCATCAGCACCCTCTACGAGGTCGCAGAGTCCATCCTCGTCGCCACCCGCTTCCTGCCCGACCACCTGTTCGTGGCCCCGGACGTGTGGAAGAAGTTGTCCCAGCAGTTGGACGCTGACAAGCGCCCCGTGTTCCCGTACGCCGCAGCCGCCGGTCTCATGGGCGTCAACGGAATGGGCACCCAGAACATCACGTCGTACAACACGCTCAACCCGCTCGGCCTCAACCTTGTCGTGGACGCAAACTTCGCGTCCGGCACAATGGTTCTCGCACGCGGCAACGCCATCGAGTTCTACGAGCAGATTCGTGGCCTCATGTCCGTCGAGGCGCCGTCCACGCTGGGCCGCACCTTCTCGTACTACGGCTACTGCGCCGCCTTCATCGCAGACGCGACGATGGTGCAGAAGATTACCGTCGCTTAACCCTAGGCACACGGTCACGTCATGTCGGAGATTGCGTACGTCGTCCGGGCCATGCGTCTGGACGACTACGCAGTCATCCAACTACTGACCAACGTTGACGTCACCGTCAGCCAAGAGGTCGAGATAGCCGGTGTCGGCGCAGGCTTCAACGACTCAGGCGTCATCGTCACGGCGCTGCCCCAGTACGAGTTCATCGGGGTGGACAACCTTGGCGAACTGCAATTCAACTACGAGAACCCGATACCGAATCAGGTTCTGTACCAGAACCCGGGCACAAACGTCACCTATTACGCAGTTGATCCGTACGGAACGCTGGAGTGGAACCCTGTTTGCACATGGATTACCAACGCCAACGTGACCGAATGGCTAGGTATTGCTGTGGCTACCGCAAACGACACCGCGTTCATCACAAAGTGCGTGTCGGCCGCCAACGCGTTTGCGTACCGACGCCGCATCGAGTCCGGGTACCTGACCGACGAACTGCACACCAGCCCCGGCGGCGACGTAACCCTAGGCACCATCATGTACGCCGCCTTGCTGTACCGCGAACGCGGCTCAGCGGACTCGTTTGCATCGTTTGACTCAATGGGGACGTTCCCGGTGCCGTCAGCCCTCGGGCGCATCCTCCAGTTGCTGGGTGTCGGCCGTCCGCAGGTCGCCTAATGGCTGCCACCGGCATCCTGTGGGACGCGGTCAACGCCACCAAAACCGCGCTAGTGGCGCTCAACCTTGGCTACGAGGTTGTGACTGATCCGCGCAACGCTCGACCCATGACGTTGTTTCTGGAACTACCAACCGTGGAAGCGTTTACATACAACGTGGGTGACATCACGCTACGCATCCGTGTTTGCGCCCCACCGCCCGGTAATCAGGACGCGTCAGACTGGCTGCTTACACAAGCCGACAAAATCATGAATTCTGCAATAGCCGTGACAGACCTGCGCCCGTCTGTAATGATTATCGGCGGCGGGCAGGAACTGCCGACATACGACCTCACCGTGCGGGTAGCCGTACGGCGCAACTAGCAAAAGGACAACCATGGCCACCAGCACATTCCTTTCCAACGCCACCGTCAACATCACGCAGGGCGTCACCACCACCGACCTGTCCGATCAGTGCCGTTCCGTCACCGTGACCATCGGCAGTGACCCGCTGGAGTCCACCGCAATGGGCGACACCGGGCACCGTTTCGTCGGCGGCCTCCAGAGCGTCGAGGTCACGCTGGAAATGTTCCTGTCCTACGGCGCATCTGAGGTGGAGGGCATCCTCGCGTCCTGTGTGGGCACTGGCACCACCGTGCTGACCATCAGCCCGTCCGGCACCACAGAGTCCGCCACCAACCCCGAATACATCATCACCAACGCCATGCTGGAGAACTTCACCCCGATTGCGTCTACCGTCGGGGAACTCGCAATGGTCACCGCCGTCTTTACGGGCGGAACTTGGGTCCGCGACGTCACCTGATCCACAGACAACCTAGGGAGAACCAATGCAACTGAACCTGCACGTCACCACAAACGACGGCGACGACTACACAGTTACCACCAACTTGTTCGTGGTGGTCGCATGGGAACGCAAATACAAGCGGAAAGCGTCCGAACTGGCCGCTGGCATCGGCGTCGAGGATCTGGCGTACATGGCGTTTGAGTCCTGCAAACAGGCTGGCATTACCGTCCCCGCAGTGTTTGACGATTACGTCAAGAAACTTGCTGCCATTGAGGTTGTGGGGCAGGAACCCGAAAACCCTTCCTGAAAGGCTCGTACCACTACTCGCTAGCGGTGGTGCTTGTCTCTACCGGGTACTGGCCACCGCAGATACCGTTTGAGGGGCGTGACCTAGCCACGGTTGTTACTATCTTGAACGAGCAAGCGAGGAAGCAGCGATGACCCCACAAACGAGCATTGAAGTGGTCGGGCTGAAGGACGCGCTTAAAATCCTAAATGCAACTGACAAGAACTTGCGCCGCCAAATCACCAAAGATTTCAAGGAAATCATGGCACCAGTAGTGACGGAAGCAAAACAGTTGGTGCCCCAAAAACCGCCGTTGTCAGGCATGATTCGTGAATGGGAAACCAGATCCGGGGCAACTATTTTGCCGTGGCGATACAACGTGGCAACACGCACAATTGTGCCGTTTACGTCTGGCAAAAAGGTGCGCGACACCGGGCTGGGTTTCAGACAGAACCTTGCAATTTTTGGCATGAAATGGACGGGGCCGGAGGCTGCTGTGTTCGACATGGCAGGCAAAGCCAAGTCTGGTTCACCGATGGCGCAAGCATTGACTGAAAGGTACGGGTCGCCGTCCCGTGCAATGTGGAAAGCGTACGAACGCAAAGCAAACGACGTGCATGACAAAATCCGCGATCTTGTGGACCGTGTAATGCGCGAGGCAAACAGAATGGTGGGGAACATCTAATGGCTATTTCCATCCCTATCGTTTCCGAGTTCGACGGAAAGGGCGTTAGCAAAGCCATCGCCCAGTTCAAGCAGTTAGAGACCACGGGCGAGAAAGCCCAGTTTGCGTTGAAAAAGGCTGCACTGCCAGCGGCGGCTGCGGTGGCGGGTTTGGCTGCCGCTATGGGGGACGCGGTCAAGGCCGCAATGGACGACGAGAAGTCCCAGCAAATGCTCGCCCGCCAGTTGAAGGCAACAACCGGGGCGACCGATGACCAGATCAAGAGCGTTGAGAAGTACATCAGCGCTCAGGGCCGCAATCTTGGCATCACGGACGATCAGTTGCGCCCTGCGTTGGCGGGCCTTGTCCGCGTTACAAAGGATGTCAATGAGGCGCAGAACGCTGTTAGCCTCGCTATGGACATTGCCGCCGCCAAGGGTGTCAGCCTTGAGACAGTCAGCAAAGCGCTTGAGCGCGCCTATGGCGGCAACACAGCGGCGCTAGCAAAACTGGACCCGTCAGTGCGCGACATGATCAAGGGCGGCGCAACCCTTGAAGAAGTGTTTGCAAAAATGACTGGCACGTTCGGTGGGGCAGCCAAGGAAGCAAGCAACACGGCTGCGGGCGGGTTTGCGAAACTGAAACTGTCCCTCGACGAGACCAAAGAATCCATTGGGGCGGCACTGCTCCCGGTGTTGCAAAAGGTTTTGCCGTATTTGCAGAAGGCTGCGGATTGGGCGCAGGACAACCCGAAAGCGTTCACCATCATTGCGGGCACTATCGGCGCTGTCGCCACAGCCATCCTCGCCGTAAACGCGGCTATGGCCCTAAACCCGTTTGGCCTCATTGCGGTCGGCATCGCCGCCCTCGTCACCGGGCTCACGGTTGCGTACACAAAGTTTGAGGGTTTCCGCAACGTCGTCCGCAACGTCGTAAACGGGCTGGCAACCTATTTTGAGTTCATGGCTAACGCATGGATCAAAGCCATCAACCTTGTCATTCGGGGCATCAACATTGTGAACCCCGGCAAGGATGTGCCCAGCATCCCGGCAGTGTCGTTGGGCAGGCTTGGCGGTGAGGGCGGGGGCGGCACAGGCAGCGCCCGCCAGTTTGAGTCGCCGGTGTCATCGTCTGGGTCAACCGCGGCGGTGGTGCCCAGCCTCGGGGCGGGGGTTGTTGCTGGCGCGGCGTCGCGGGCTACGGGTGGTGGCGGTGCGGCTGCGGCTGCACCCCGCCTGACCGGACCCGACGGCTATGTCGGCCCCGGCTACGGCGAAATCCCCATCTCCATGCTGAGCCTCAACCAGATTGACCCGTCTATCGGTGGCACTCAGGGGCAAACCATTGTCAACGTGCAGGTGGATGGTGGCGATCCGCAGTCGGTGGTGGACGCTATCCAGCGGTGGACGCGCCAGAACGGGCCGTTGCCGATTGCGGTGACGTACTAGGCCATGGCTATTCCGTACTGGACGGCTGAACTACCGGGCCCCGTCTCAATTACGAACATTCAGACGGTCACGGTCACATCGGGGCGTCGAGTCCTGACCGATTTCTACGCTGCGGGCCGTGCCACTATCAACGGACGCCGCCCGGACCTGTTGCCGACCATCAACATTGGCGACACTGTCACTCTGCGCTTGTACAACCCGAACACGACCCCTACGTCGTTGGTGGTTCTGCCGTTGCGGGTAGCAGACCTGCAGATCACCTATGGCGCGGTGCCCGCTATGGACACTTGGACGCTGTCGCTGGAGGACGCGTTTGCCACGTTGGGGCGGGGCCGCATTACCCGCACATGGTCTGCCGGCACCACAACGAAGGTGGCGTTCGAGGATGTTTGCCTTGACCTTGGGTTGAGTTACAACACCATCGTTTCGCAGGCACCCAAGACGTTGTCAGCGACCACGGTGACTGACGAAAACGCGTTGAACGTCATGCAAACCATCGTGAACACCGAGCAGGGTTTGCTGTACGCATACAGCACAGGGCTGGCGTTTTATACGCGGGGCTGGCAGCAGTACACCACGTTTTACGCGTTCGGGGATGCTGGCGGTGCCAATACTGCGTACCAGCAGGTGCAGTTCATGTCGATGGCTGACAACTACGCCACCTATGTTCTGGTCACAATCAACGGGGGCACCCCGACGGTGGCAGGCACCGGGGACTATTCGTACCGGCTCGACACCTACGCATTGGACGGATCTGAGGCGTTGTCGGTGGCGCAGTACGTTCAGGGGGCGTTGCAGGACACGACGGCGGTGCCGAACACGTTGTCGGTGCTGTTGAACACGGAAACCTCAACCCGGACGCTTGACGCAATCAACAACCAGTCGGGCGTGACCCTGACCTTGCGGGGCCAAACGTACACCGCAAACATCATCGGCTGGACGATCAGCAGCACCCCTGAGCAGACCCGGGTTACGTTCCAGTTGGCGGGGACGGAACAATACAACTATTTGGTGTTGAACAGCAGTGTTTACGGCATCCTCAATAACAACAGGTTAGGATTCTGATATGGCTATCAAGACGTTCGCAGTGGGTGAGGTTTTGACTGCGTCGGATACGAACACGTATTTGGCAAACAGCGGCCTCGTGTACATCACCAGCACAACGGTGGGCACTGGGGTGTCAAGCGTGACGGTCAACAATTGTTTTTCCAGCACCTACGACAACTACAGGATTGTGTACGGCGGTGGCACCGGGTCAACAAACATTACGCTGTCACTGCAATTGGGTTCGTCAACCACTGGCTACTACGCGGTGGTGTCATACGCCACCTACGCCGCCGCCGCCACCCCGCTGTCAGCAGGCGACAACAACGCTGCCGCGTGGACCACTGTCGGCTACGCAGGCGCAAACTTTACGCAAGCATCGTTTGACCTTATCAACCCTAACCTTGCCCGGTGGACAACCCTAAACAACGCGTCGTGGGCTGCGTCAACCGTCGCAGGAACCTGCAACGGCACACACCAAGTAGCGACCGCCTACACAGGCTTTACGCTTGGAGTCAACACAGGAACGCTGACAGGTGGCACGATCACCGTGTACGGCTACCGCAAGGCTTGAGCCATGACACTCCAGAACCCCAGTAAAGCCCTCATCGCCCTCGTCGCCCTGATCTGCATCACCGTCCTGATTGCGGTACGCGCCATCGACGCAGACATGGGGATGCCCATCATCACCATGATTGTCGGCTACGCAGTCGGCAACGGCATCGCCGCCCGCAAAGGCGACCCCGTAGAACCCATCATCGGCCGCAAAAATGGCAACCCGTAAACCGTACACACCCGCCAAAACCCCGGCCCGCAACGCCAAACCCGGCACCGAAACTTGCTCCCGGCTAGCCCGCCGCCGCTGGGCGTTCAGCAACCTAGGCACCTACGTCATCCGCGACATTAGGAACCAGCCCGGCACCATGTCCCAACACGCCGCCGCGCTCGCCCT